GGGTGGCCGCTAGGTTGGCGTGTTGGGGTGGTTGACAAGTGTTTACGGTTGCTCTAGTCTTAGTGGTGCGTCATTAGTCAAGTGGCGCGCGCGGTTCGGGAGTGCCGCATTATATGGGTAAATTAATTGTTAGTAGAGATACGGTTGGCGATGACGTTAAAGGCACGGCAGACGATAGTCGTGTCATTGTCACGTTCACGTTTACTCAGTCGGTTGAGTTTGGCGCGGCGGAGCTTGTCGGGTTATCTGATCGGGAGATTATCGAACGGGCGCGAGTTATGGCGGCGACGGCTTACGACTGGAGCGCGAACGGTGGCGCGTATTTATTGTTAGGCGATGCCGACGCCGATCTAGAAAATATGCGGGGGGAGTAATGACTAGCTATAAATGGGCGTTAGATTACGCCGACGCGTTAGACGATCTACAAGCGCAACGCGACGCACTTAGCGCGGAGCTATCGGCGCGGGAGTGTGGCGACTTGTTCGCGCGTTGGGGTGCGGGGGTTGCGGGGCGTGGCGTGTTGCGCAACTCTGACAAGTTGTCTATTGAGTTGTGCTACCCGTCGTCGGAGTTCTCTACCCACTCATCGGGTGCGTATTGTCGGGGGGTTCACTATGTCATCGTTCACCGCAACGGGGCTACGCATCGGGCAACGTTGCGGGTTAATGGCGACGTGCGGGCGGTTGGTGGCGAGTTGTCTTATTTTGTCGATGACGACGGGGCGGCGCGGTTGCCGTCGTGCTATATCACAGATACGACGCTGCCCGACGGTGCGCGCAAAATCATTAACGACGCCGCCGCCGACGAGTGGCGCAAGTTGGCGGTTAGCCCCGTTGAGTTGTGGCGGGAGTGTTTAACGGGTGCGATCCGTCGCGAGTTGTTCGCCGATAGTGCGCACCGTGCGCGCGGGTTGGTGCGCGAGTTCGGGGGCTACTAATGGGCGCCGAGATATTGACGCTAGGCGACGCCCTTAACTATTTAGGGATCATCGGCGGGCTAGTTGCCGTCGCGGTTGCCGTCATCGTTGGCGGTGCTTATGTCGGGGAGCGATGCGGGCGGGCGGCGTGTAAACGTCGCCACCCCGCAAGTGTGGCACGGCGGGCGCGGATAGTTGCGCAACGTCGCGCACGGTTAGATGGGCGGGGGGTGATTAAATGAACGGGGCAGAACACGACACACGGCTATTCGTGGAGATCGCCAACGCGCCGACGGCGACGCAACGCGAACGGATAGCGGCGGAGCTAGTGCGCGACGACGGCGGCGACACGCCTAGCGGGATAGGGCTAGACGGGCGCGCGTTGGAGTTGGTTAGCGCGGTAATAGATGCCGACGGGGAGCTATATACCGACGGCGAGTGCCTAGATATGATCGGGCGCATCGTCGATATATGGCGGGCAACTGATCTAGACGCTTAGCGCGTCGCCCTAGCCCGCAAGGGGTAGCCCGTCATAGGGCAACTAGGGGCAAGGCTTAACCGCCGATTACCAAATATCAACTACTAGACGGGAGACTAGACATAATGATAGATAAAGACACGGCGACGGCGACGACGACGACGGCACTAAGCGATCTAGTGCGCATCGTTGGAGCGTTATCGCAACACGTAAGCACCGACGCGGCGCGGTTATCGTTATGCGCCGTAGTGATCGGGGCCGATCAGATAACGGCAACGGATAGCTACACGGCGGCGATCTTTACGCCGACGGCGACGATCACGGCGGGCGATACCGTAATGATCGACGGGCGGGAGCTACTCACCGCGATCACCAACGCGAACAAGGCATTAAAACGCGACGGGGAGCCGACGGTAGAGATCGTTAGCGACGGCCGACGTTGGGTTATGACGGCGACGGGTGCGACGGCGACGACGACGGCGGGCGGTAATGTCATCGACACGCCCTACCCGAACGTCAATGCCGTGTTTAACCAACCCGCCGACACGTTTCACGGGTGGCTACCGACGGGCGTAAACGGCGATTATCTCGCACGGATCACGACGGCGCACGACAAGATCACGTTAAGCGGCAAGTATCGGCACGGCAAGGCCGACACGCCGCTAGTGATAAAGAGTTGGCAAGGCAACGCTAAGCCGATCCAGTTTGAGACAACTACAGAACTAGGCACACTCCGACAACTACTTATGCCGTTGCGCCTACCATAACCCCCTATCGGTAGCCCGTCGTCGTCGATATTGGCGGCGGCGGGCTATTGACATTTAACGGCGAACACGATACTATTAACTTATCCCTACAAGATAGGGCCACTAGACGGGAGACTAGTAATGAGAGATATAACCATAACAAGGCAAGTGTTTACACTCGATGAGTTATCGCCGACGGCGCAAGATACCGCCTACGGCTTACTACAAGATGACGCTTGGGGTCAGATAGATAGCGATATGGTGAGTGAATATCTTGCCGGCAAGTTCGCAAATATGGCCGACGGTAGCGAACCTAACGACGGTTGCTACGGCGGCGGGCTTAACGAAGATCAACTTAAAGATAGATACGGCGTAAAAATATATTGGAGTGTGTCATATTCTCAGGGCGATGGTGCGTCGATAGACGGGGTTATCTCACGGGATAATCACCCTAAACTTGAGTGGCCTGACGGTATCCATACGATCCGTGTCAAAACAAGTAATCGCGGCGGTTCGATCATTACCGATGTTTACGGCATCGACGATGACGGCGGCGAAGGTGCGCACGTATCTGATCCTAAGTTATTTGACGCGGCTTGTTATTTTGTGAGCGATATTTGCGACACGCTATATCAGGCCGCCGTCGCAGAGTGCGAGTGCTACACAAGCCGCGAATATATTGTCGATAACTTATCGGCTAACTATCCGCGCCGGTTTAACGACAATGGCACCTATGCCCCGTCAGACTTTTGGGCGGCTCAATGATCGTCGTTCGCAACCACGACGGCAGCTATCTGATATCCGATGTCATCGACGGCTATCGGGTAGCCCGCCGCTACGTCGGCCACACTAAGCGCAACGCGCAACAACTATTTAGGCAAGAGATTAAACAACTAAACAAGGGAGACAAATAATGTTAGTCAAATATCTAATCGAACAACTTAAAGAATATGATCCCGATGACGAGATCATCGTGGCATATTGGGATCGCAACCACGTTGCGATGAACCTTAACCGCAACATTAACGACAGCCAATGGCAAGATATTGCCGATGCTACAAGTAAAGCACTAGATTATCTCGACTGGTGGGGCGATCTCCGTTGGGTAGCTGTGGAGACATTAGACAAGGTGGCCGCCGATGAGTAAACCATTACAAGACTTTAAGTTGGTAGAGATTACGTTAGTAATATCGATACCTACCTACTATGACGCGCTAAGTGCCATAGATTACGTCGTGGTGAACGACGACGCGCAACTACTTGGTTGGAGTGAACAACCATTAACAATAGAACCGGCGGCCGACGATGATAATGCTTAAACAAGTCAATGAGTTTTTAGCGTCAATGCCGCACGACGTAATGAACGATTACGCGCCGCCGGCAATATGGTTAGACACGGATAGCGGCACCTACGGCGACGCTAAGCGGCTAGTAGTCATCGACGTATCTCAATGGAGCGACGACGATGAACAAGTGTGGCACGATATGACGGACAGCGAACGATCCGGCTACGGGATCGACTATCTCGAAGCACTCAGATCATACGGCTACACGCCGGAGCTTAAACCGCCGGCCACCCCGTCAGAATATATGCGGGAGATAGGCCGATGATCGTTAAATATGAGACAACTGACGAACAACGTCAGTTTTGTAAAGACCCCGCGTTTTACGTATGGAGCAACCACGAACTAGTGGCAACTATCGAACACGGCGAACGTGAGATCAGGGTATATTGCGACGGCGATATGCGCCTAAACTTATGGGATAGTGCCGAAGCTTGTAAACGTGGCGACGCACCTGACGTTATTAGATATTGCGATCAACTTGTTAGAGCCGGCATTGACACGGATCAGAAACTATCGCAAGCTTTTGATGATGGTCGTGTGGAGTGGGTTAATAATGCTTGGTTTGATCTGTATGACGGCGATGGTGAGTGGCTAGATATTATTCACCACGACATTGACGATGCTGTATCTGAAGCAATAGATATAATCCAAATGGGGGGCAAGTAGTGATCCGCACCAACGTCAGCGACGCGTTCACTACGACGTGCCTGATCCTATTTGTGATCGCGTTAATCGACGGCAAATATGCCACCGGCCTCGACTGGGCTATCCGTGCTATCTGTATCTACCCGTTTACGCATCTCGCATGGCGGGCATACCGCCGCACCCGCTAAGTAAGGCACGTTATTAGACGGCAACTATTATCGCGCTACCGCCTACCCCGACACGTATGGGTAGCGCAACGGCACGACGGGCTTTATTGGGCGGGAGAATACAAGTGGCACGGCACGACGTTCGTGCGCGACCTACACGCCGCATACGGTTGGGGTAGCCGATCAGCTTGCGAGTGTGCGATCCGATCTACAGAGTGGAATACAGCGAACTTTACGGTGGATACGGTGCTACCGGTGCGCGTGAACTACAGCGATCTAGTCGCCGATAAGCCGCCACGACGCAACAAGTTCGGCTAACTCGATGTCGGTATAGCCGGCAAGCGGCGTGTCGTAGTCGGTTAAAGGTTCGGTGATGTCATCGAACAGCGACGGCTGCCAACTCATACGGCTTGCCATACCCTGATCGGCCTGGCGTGGCACTCTGGCCTACTCGATGGGCGGTATCGGTTCGTTGGTGCGATTAACCCTAGACGTTTGACGGCGACGACTACGGCACCGATGGCGCGTGGTTCGTGCGGTGTCATAACGTTACGGCGTTCAAGTTCGCACCAAATATCATCGGTAGTGAAATCGAAACTGGTTGCGGCTACATCTCGAACGATGTTTATGGCGTGTTGCCACCAGTCGGGGTCGGCGTTTACGGCGACATCTACCAAAGCTTGATCGCGTAACTCGGCACCGGTAATCATTCTTTCCACCCCAAGTTTGATGCCCGCCAGGTTGACGGCGAATGGTTTGCTTCGACTGCTTGTTTTATTTCGTCGTCGTCGTACAGTCTGACGATGTACATACAAGGGTCGTTGCCTTCTGCTAGTTCGTCGTCTTCAAAAATTGTTGTTGGTAGTCCGTCGTGTATTTCGCAGACCGGTGGGCCGCACCACCCTTTTTTGTATCCGTATTGAAGCCATTGGTCGAAGTTCATTTAGTTTCCCTTTTTAAGTTCATGGTTTGTGGTTGGTGTTTGTTAGCGCACGTCGGTGTTTCAGATAGTTTGATGTAGGTGGTTAGGGTGTTGCCGCAAGTTGGGCAAACCCATTCGTGTTTGATCCCCTTCATCGCACGTTAGAACGGTTCTTCGTCTTCGAGTTTGACTGGTGCAGGTTTCGCAGCAGGTTTCGTTTTGCTGACGTTCACGGTGCCTGCAGGTGCGAGTGACCATAGTTCTGCGTCGTCGAACTTTGCAACACGTTTGCCGAGGATCACAGTTTTTGTGTCACCGGCTTTCGTGGTGACTTCGACTTCCATGTTTGGTTCGCCTGCGAACTCTTTGATGCGTACACCCCACGAGTCGTCTTTAAGTTTGTAGAATGATGCTGACATGAATGTTCCCCCTTTGAGGTAGTTTTGTAGTGGGTTTATTAGTTGGATCAGAGTTCTGCACCCTGGGCCATAGCTATTCTCATCCGTTCAACCATCTGTTTGTAGGTTGATAGTTCTCTGTTGAGATCAATGGATGCTTGAATTGTTATGTTCAAGTCTTTTACTAGTTGTTCGTTTTGTTCTTTTAGTTCGTCGCGTTCTTCACGTAAACGATCTAAACTGTTTTGCAGGTCGTTGCATCGGGCATCCCACATCGCTAACTCGTTTGCTTCAGCTTCGCTCATGATGTCATCCTAGTCTTATATTTGCGGGCGTACAAGGTTCTTTCACGTTCTTTAGGTGATCGGCCACCCCACACGCCATACATGATTTCGTTATCTAACGCCCAATCAAGACATCGTTGTTTCACGGGGCAATCGGCACAAAACTTTTTGGCTTCTATTGTCAGGTGCCGTTGGCCTTGTTCGGGGAACCACGTGATGCCGTCTTCCATGTGGCATTTGGCGTGGTCCATCCAGCGGGTGTCTTTGTCTTCGAGTTTGAACGAGTTTAAGATTTCCATATATGGGTCATCTTCCCCACGGGCTGAACCCGTTGCTGTGGGTTTTTTCGGCGTAGTCATAGAGGGCTTTCGCCGCGACAAGGTTCAGGTAAGGATCGAATAGGTCTTTACAGTAGTTGATTTTGCCTAAGGTTTGCAAGTATCCGTTCGGATACCAGCGTGTCGGTTTGCACCATGATCTGTCGTTGATTTGGGCTAGGCCGATGTCGGTTGATCCGTCGGCGTTCAGGGTGGTGTTGTGCGCCAGGTTCAGGCACCTGGATTCGCGGTGCAGGATGTAGTCAAGGGTGGGTAGCTGCTCGATGGTCCAACCGGCTTTGATGGCTGTATCCCACCATTGGGGGCATAGGGCTTTGGGTTTGGCGATGGCTTCAGAGTCCCGCCAGACGCGCTGTGTTGCGTTCTGAGCGACGATAACCGTCGGTGCTGTGTTCACCACAGGTGGTGCTTCGGCGAGGCTTGTGACACCCCCAACTGTGAAACTTACCGTGAGTACGGCGAATAGCCGTGATAGTGCATCCATTTTGTTCTCCCTTTATTGTAGTTTATTCGGTTAAACCCTTACCGTATAAGGGCTATCAGTTCTGCGAACTCGTTGAGTGTCATCAACACTATCCCGTCAGAGTTACCTTCAGGCATAGCGATCATGGCGAACGGTCTGATGTCTCCTAACGCTTTAGAAGCATCCGATTGTTGTTTCGCTGCACGAAACCTTGTCTCGATAGGGCCGACTTGCGCACCGGCTTTAACTTCAACGCGAAATAGACCGCCCCAATGTTCTTCATGCCTAGAGCCTGCGTTACCTGTAGCAGACAAACCAAGCTTTCGTCTGGCATGGCGGGCTTTAGCATCACCTTTAGTTCGATTCCTTTTCCCCCTAGCCGCAGGATCGTTGCAGCCACGGACCCGTCGCTTACCGTCACGAGATGTACGCCCCAACAACCCGAACTTCGGACATTCAGGTAGGTTGCATTTTTCTTTGTCACCTTGACATTCCCCTTTACGTTCATCGGTCATTGTGGGTCTAAGGTTTCGATCAGTTCCCAAACTTCGCCTTTAGTCATCTCGTTTAGATCGTTCAACGGATGCTTCACAGAGCCGACAGCCAACTCTAGTTTGGCTTCCGGTGTATCGAAACCTTTGGCGTTCATCAACGCTTTAAGTTTCGCTAACTGTGTGCCACCCACCTTGCTGTCAGGGTTCGATGGTTTCACGTTCGGGTTATGCACCGGTTCCACGGGTGTTGCTTTGAACGTTTCAACTATCGCCTTCTCTGCTTCGGCGTTCGTCAACGGTTTAGGTTGATCTTTCATTGACTTAAACGTGTCACGCAACTTCGCCATATCGGTATCTTTCAACCCGATCAGCAACACGCCAGCCTGCTTCGCTACCTCGTTCGGGTCAAGGTTCGCTTCCTTACAAGCTGCTTTGAATCGTTCAATGTTTTCTTGGCTTACAACACCGGCAGGTTTCGGTGCAGGTGTAGCAGGTTCTTCCCACTCGGATTTAGACCACAACGATAGGCAGATGCCGAAGCGCATGGATGCGTTACGCAAAAAGTCTCCGACAAGTTCTTTATCTAGATCAGGTTTGTCTGCTCGAACCGAACCGACACCCAACATAGATTTACCCAAGATGGTGAGGTTGCCCCACATCGTTGCCATGCCGTTCGTTTCGGTGATAGCCGGTCTGCCGTTCACCCAACCGCAAGGTTCCCATGACCACATCGGATCAATGTCGATGAGGATGCGGGTGATTTCTGCGTGGCCCACGAAGTCCAATGTGATGCCACCTCGCGGTAGTTTCCCGACGATGGATGGGTCTGGCACCCCGTACTGTTTGATGATGTCTTCAAGTTTCATTACTTTGCTCCTTTCAAAGCCACACGGAATGTGCGGATAGTTGATTGTTTCCTATATTTTTCTACTAACGCAGGATGATCCTGCTCTAACTTTTTTTGATCCAACGATGTGCGTGTCGAAGTTTTCCAAGTCGCAGCCAACGTGCCATTAATTTCTGCGAACTCCGATTCGCCCATCAGTTCACAAATATCTGCCTTGATCTGATCCTCGGCAGTCTCCAGTTCCTTGATGGATTTCTTTATCGTTTCCAACGAATACAAACTGTCCAACAATGTTGAAGGCAACTGCACAGTCGTACCAGTACCCTCAGGGAACCTGGCTGTGATGTGCCGGTACTCGTACTCTGCACCGTCAGGCATCATCCCCAAATCGATAGCCGCCAAAAACTTTCGGCAAGCATCAATGTGCGCCTGCTTCTCATCAGACGAAACCTTCTGCACATAATGATGCAACTCAAGATCAGAGTCAAAGATCGCCCAATCGATACTGAACACGTTGGCGCACAAAGCCTGCTGAACACCCTGCCAATACCAGTAGCCAGGCAGTTTCCCATCCCAACGTTTCTTCGTAGTTTTAACCTCAACGACTTGCCGTTCGTCGGGTTCACCCATGCTCATCGCATCGAGTGTCGCCATCAGACGCACCCCGTCTTCCTCGTAGCAGTACATCACATCCGGTGTGTACAAAACTTTGGACATACGATCAGCAGCCCATTGAATAAGCATCGGTTCCAGACGGTTGCCTCGTTCCATCGCCGAGTTCGGTGCCTCAGGTTGCGGTGGTGCCGAAGCCAACAGTTCGATAGCGAGATCGGCAGCCGTTTTGAACGGGTGTTCACCGTGAACCACGGCAGCTACCGACGCTGTGATGCGCGACTCACCGGCATCGTTTTTCCATCGGGCTTTCAACCAGTCGGCTGTGCCGTGTTCAGGTTTAATTGTGGTGTACCAGTTTTTCATAACTCCCCTTTGTGTTTGGTTTACTTAGAGCATACGGGTGGGGTGTTGCAAAGTCAAATCAATTTTTGGTTGATCCAAAACTTTTACGTTCTGCACCATAGACACAGGGATATGTGTCACCATCCCTATAGTTTTAAGGTTCGGTACCTCGTCAGGCATATAGGAACCGGTGATCGAAATGTACCCTGGCAGACAGTCAGGCCACAAGAAACCTACCGACACAACATGGCAGGCTTCAGGTTTGTAGGTTTCTATTTCGATCCACCCGTTATCGGAATCGTATGCGTCTATCCAATGAACAGACACAAGCGACCACGGGCAGGACATCAGTTTTCTTTCGGTAGATATTCGTAACTGGCGTGACTCATTGACATGATGCGACCCTCACGGGTTATCGCCACCCAAGTCGGGGCATCAGGGTCACATAAACATGAAGCCACTTTCGTTTCATCATGCACGATGATCGCGTCACAATGCTGGCAACAAAGTCTCATAGCCAGCACACATACTCTGAAGTGACACGACCTTTGATCGGGTCAACGAAATGTAGGCGTTGCGAAGGTTTACCGACAGCCGCAATAAACGTACGCGCATACTCGTTATGCGACTCAGGTGAACCTGTCACGAACACACGGCCACCGTTCGCCATAGTGAGCGCAGTAGGTGTATGAAAATGCCCCATGTAACAGTCATGGAATGATTCTACGACACCCGTGGACCATGCCGAAACCTTGCGCAGAATAGAACCGAACGCCCCTATTTCGTCGCCGTGAACCAACAACACATTGTAGTTACCGATAGCAAAAATCTGGTACCAGTCGTCAGACATCTGCCATTTAACGTGTTTGATGTCGGCACAGTTGTTCGCCGCGATCTGGTAGGCGATGCGGTCAATGTTGTCACCGGCAGGCATATCGCCTTTGTGTCCAAGCCGACCATGATTACCGAACTCGCATACCACTTTGACTGACTCAAAGTTTGTGGCAAGGGTACGGATAGATGACTCGATGATGCGTACAACAGCAAACATTTGTTCGTACAGGTGCGCACCGATCTCGAACTGTTGGCCTGGGAATATGCCTACGCCTTCCACCATGTCGCCACCCAACATGACTACACATTCTTTGACGGGGTGGTGGGCGCGTTGTATTTCGGTGAGTTGTATCACTTTGCGGATCATGTCCTCAATGCGGGCAGTCAATACAGGGATGTCGTAAGAGACTGTTTGTTTGCCTGCCTGCCAGTCGGTGAGATGTACGAGGGCTACTTCGGCTTTCGTTTTGCGTTTATCTTTCACCGGTGCAATAACAGCAGGTCTAGGTGTGGCAAGCAGAGATGTTCGTGCCGCTTCGAACACGGCTTCCACATAGTCTGCTGTCTTCAACTTGGCTTTTGCTTCAGCTAACTGTGCTTTGCGTAAAGCGTTACGCAGGTCTATGATCTGCTGTTCGTAGTTCGCGCCGTCAGATATTTTCATTGAGGTTCTTTCGCAGAACAGTAATGGTGCTGATACCAACCACATCCACGCCACGTCTAGCCAACGCAGCATGAATGGCGCGACCACTAATCGACGGGTCTTTCATCGCTTTCATAAAGTCTTTGAAATCTTCTTCACCTAAAGCTTTACGCAACCTGTACAAACTGTTTTTTTCTTCGTGCGCCGACTTCAACTCGTCATAGAACGCACCCATTATTTTGCCGCCATATTCAAACAAGTGAGATAGCCGAGCGCATCCACCAAACTGTCGTGATGAATAGTGTCGTTCTCCAAATTGGTACGCAACCGCGCCAGTTTGACTGACACCATAAACAGGATCGCCTCAGACACAGACAGGTTCACACCGGTAATCGAATAAAAAATGTCTGACACCTTCTGATAATCGTCAGCTGGATGACCGTAATCTTTCTGTCTTGGCCCGTTCACAAGCCGGTGCGCTTCTAAAAGGATTTCACTTCCTGGTGTTTGCTTTGTTTCGTATGCCATGTTTAGCCCCTTCGATAAGTTTATCTAACTTCGCTATCAGATTCCAAAGATCATCCTGTTCACTAACCCCAGGGTAAACCTTACTGAGATACTTCCGTATCTGCTTCAACTCTATTCTTGTCAGTTCGTCGCCCATTGTCAAGCCCTTCGGTTGCGTGTGAGATTAGATGATCGGTCAGTCGGGTGTCAACCTTATCCACCTTTGTTTCGACACGCCCTATTCCTTTGTGCATGATGCGTAGCGTGGACATCACGCTGTCGTGGTCTTTCTGGTTTTCTTTACGGAACTGTGAAATGAGTGTGACGATAATGCCACCGACTGCTGTGACGACAGCCGAAAGAATTAACGCCCAGCCACCATCCATCTCATACGGCCTTGCGTGAATCAACCCACGCCTGCACAGCAGGAGTAGGGTTATCACCAGTTACCAGCCGCAAATGCCAGGGTTCGCTTGGAACCACTTCCCACGAAAATCCAAAATCTTTAACGTTGTTAATCAGCCACTTCAAACGTTTCGGTTCACCGGCAGAATGAACATCAACAGCCAAACCGAGATTATGGTTCGACTTGCCTGGGGTGGCGAGCATCGCCATACCTTTTCGTAGATACCAAGTTTTGCCTTCAAACGTTTTAGTTGACGCACCAGGAATCGGATCAAGCCGGTACCGTTGCAGAAACCCTGCCTTCTGTGACTCGTACGAACGATACAGGTCGCCTGCGCTAGTCGGTTTAAGAACAAGACCATCCAATGTGGCTTTCGAAACCATAGCGTTCCAAGCGTCAGCGGCCCGCCAATGCAATTTGCCGCCACCTTTGATCGGGCGTAGCAGGTTCTCAGGTAGTTTCCCTGGCTCAACACCTTTCAGGTCGGCTGGCATAACGATAGGAACGATGTAATCCCATTCAACTTTTTTAGGCATCAGCAATCCCACTTTCGTAACGCCAACGCTTTACGAGTCGGGCGACCTTTACTATCTTTCATCGGACCTGGCATACCTGACATTCTTGCACAGAACGATTTGCGTCGAGCCGCAGCTTTCGGTGATCGTTTCGCTTGCGCAGCAGACACAGGCGGTTTAAGGGTGCCACCAGTTTCACGTTTGTATGATGCGCGACCTTTAGCGTTCAACCCACCGGAAGGATTCTTGCCTTCTTTGCGTTGCCAAGCAGCAGTCTTGGGCATTATTTTTTCTTTTTGGCTGCGTTCATGTTGTCAACCAGGTTCGGGTATGGGCGGCCTGCTCGTTTAGCGGATGCTTTCGCGGCAGCCTTTTTTGCTGGTGACAGTTTCTTAGATTTTTTGGCAGGGTTTTTGGTTTCCCAAACAGGCTTTTTCATTTTGCTTTCTTTTTCGGTGTGCCGAACGCTGCCGAGATTTCTTCTGCTGTCAACTCGCCATCAACTGACGCTGCTGCAAGTTTCTGTACGACACCGAATAGGGCTGTGAGTCCTGCGACACCAGCCGATTTGACTACATCGACACCGAGGATTGCTCCACCGGTGATGATCGGTAGGGCTGATGCGATGAACAACGATACGAGGCGTTGCGCAAGGTCTAATGTTTTGGCGATTGCTGAGTTCATTCTGTGTCCTTTTGTGTTAGGGATATCAGCGAGTGTATCAGAACACCAACACCTGTAAGGAACAGGGCTTGTCTGAGGGTTGGCCCTGACAAGGTGAT